TTGGATATGAGCCAAGTTATGACCAATTTCAAATTGATGTTGATTCAGGAAGTTCTGAGGTATTCATTGCAACAGGAACCACAACACCAGTAAATCTACACTTAATACCGGGTCAATATTATGTGAAAATCTATGAACAAGCGTCTCCGACAAATTTGAACCCAATAACCGCATTCGATGTGGTGTATGAAGGAATGGCCAATGTAATTGGAACCAACCCTGTTTACAACGACATTGTGTCATACTCTGGCACATCATCGAGTCAAATATTTAAAGTATATCAAGGATGATTAACATTGAAAAATTAAAATTTGGTGCAAACACCCTAACTAGTTTCCAAGAGGTGTTTAACCGCAACGAGTTCTTTATTCGTTGGGGAGTGGATAATATGTTCGTTAATGAACTATATCTACTTAACGATGCATCACCAATTCAAAACGCATGTGTTCGTAGTAAAGTAGATAACGCCATTGGAATGGGTTATGTTAACGATTATAAAATTAACACCAAAGAAACATTAAATGATGCCGCAAGAAAAATGTATTATGAGTTTATTACAACTGGTAATTTATTTTTGGAAGTGGTTTGGAAACAAGACAGGTCTCAAGGACTTGCTGGTTTATATGTAATTCCTTCACGTTATATGAGATTGGGTAAACCAAAGGAAATGGGTGAGGATGTAACCAAATTCATGTATTGTAGAGATTGGGCGAATTGGAGAAAAGCGGGTGTAGTTGAGTTCTGTGAATTTGACCCAAATAATTACACAGACAGACAGATTGTTCATATCAAACAATATCAAAGTGGATACGATTATTACGGAGCTCCTGATTGGTTATCTGTAATCAATGACGTGAGATTAAACCACGCTATCACCGTATTCAATTTATCAAATATTCAAAACGGTTTATCACCATCATTATGGGTTCACTTCAACATGAACGCACCTGACTCACAGAATGAACAAACACAAATATTGAAAAGTATTGAAGACCGTTATATGGGTCCTGAAAACGCTGGTCGTGTGATTGTATCTTATGGTGAAGCAGAACAAAAACCTGACATCACTCAAATCCAATCAACAGTTGAATCGGGATATTTCTCAAACATCTTTGAATTGGTTCAAAAACAAATCATGAGTGGTCACAAAATCATTGATGGTAGTTTAATTGGTTTACCAAACCCTGGCGGATTTACATCATCAGCTGACCAATTGGAAACAGCTTATAAACTATTTATGAATACAAGTGTGAAACCTTTACAGAATTTCATGAATAGAGAATTACAACCTCTGATTGAATTGATTCACCCCGACCAAGAAATAAGTTTAGTCATTCAACAAAACCAAATCTTAAACTAATATGAACAACGTTTTACTTATATCAGAGGAATTATTAAAAACATATTCTTATATCAATGAGAATGTGCAGAGTGATGAATTGAGATATGCAATCATGGTTTCTCAGAATATTGAGATTCAAGAATCCCTTGGTACAAATCTATATCAATACATCATCGATGCTGTTGATGATGGTACCATCTCAAGTCCATCCAACGCAAACTATAAAAACTTATTAGACAAATATATCCAACCGGCTTTGGTTGGTTATGCTTTGTATAGAGCCGTGGATAATTTCATGGCAAAACTTATGTCAGTTGGTACCGTTCAGAATCGTTCAGAACAAGGTAACCCAATTGATTTCAAATTATTCTTGCATATCAAAACTCAAGCAAAACAAGATGCTCAGTTTCAAGATAATTTGTTGAGAAGACATTTAATATTCAAATCAGGTTTGTATCCTGAATACAATAACGGGAATCTTAACGAAGGTCAATTACCTCCAATCCCTCAAGCTCCATTCCAATCACCAATCACTTTACCAGGTGCTGGTTTCTATTGGAACAGAAAAGGTGTAAGATATGGTTGTACTTCACCATTGTGTGCAGATAGTCCATTCCCACAATGGTACGGAAGCCCAAACAATTCGCCAGGAACACATTCTTAATCTATGCAAAGTTTACCAATATCAGAAATAGTAACTGCTATTATTGCAGGAATTGTTGGATGGGTTACAAGTGGTCGTTTTACAAAACAATCCATTGAAGTACAAAACGCACAAGCTGTTTTGGAAATGTGGAAAGAAACAGCCACAGCTCAAAAATTAGAAATCCAACAATTGAAAGATGAAATGAAATCGATGGTTAAAAGAATCGATGAATTGGAAAATCATGTTATTCGACTTGAAACCGAAAACAAAGAACTCAAGAAACAATTGTCAGCTTGACAATCCCACACAAATTAATCTATGAATATTAAATCCCACTTATTCGGTGGGATTTTTTATTTTACGAAACTTATTGTTTACAAGATTAGATATGTAAGATTGTGAGATTTTAAACATCTCTGCCAATTCTTGTTGATTATAAGGATTTTGATAATGTTCTCTGATAAAATCAACTATCTCATCAGGAACTGAACCTCTAAAATTTACAACTTTGCTGCGTATAGGTTTTGGAGACCATTCCAAATTGGATACGTTATTATTCCAATGATTTCCGTCTTTATGTTTAACATAAGAATATCCATTAGGATTAGGTAGAAAACATTCAGCGACCAATTTGTGAACATAATGAAATGTATATTTTCTATCAATATACAACATAACCTGAGCATAATCATTTACGTTCTGTGGTTTTTTTTCAACGTGATTTTTGGTTAAAACTTTACCATCTTGTTTTATCCAATATCTACTTTTTCTAAATCTTTTCATAAATCAAATTTATATATATTTATTTGGATTTCAAACTTGATTGCATAAAAAACCCGGCTCCTGTTATAAAATGGCGAATGAAATAATGGGTGGAGCCGGGTAAGAAATAAAGAATAATTAAATTATCTTTTATTAAATATACACAAAAAAATTGAGAATGAAAAACTACCTCCCCTCAATGGGTAATAAAAAATATGGACAAACAAGAGAGGAGGTAGAAACCACTGTTGGAGCTTCGTGGTTTTTTATATTGACAGAATTCAGAGACGAATTCATTACAAATATAGTAAAATAAAATTAATTACCAAATCTTATTTTTAAACTTGTCATGGTTTATTTGTAAATCAGTCTCTGTTGGAATTTCGTGAAATAACCCACTAAATCTTTCACTGGTTAACCTATCTTGAAGGTAATGTAGGATTATGTATAATTTTCCATTTGGAGTGATTATAGGACAAATCCTTGATTCAATGTCATACATCATATTTGAATTGATTGTAACCCTTTCGCAAATACAATGTAAATCTTCAACCTCTTCAATTTGAGATTTCACCTTTTCCTTTTCTTCGGGCCAGCGATTCCCATTTCTAATCATATTGATTAATGGTCTACTGACCCCATACATCTTGGCGATTTCTGAATCGTTTAGATTTTGAACAAAGAGTTTTTTAATTTCTTTTACTTGTTCGACTTTAAGTTTGTGTGCTCCTAACATGGTAAATTATGTTTTTTACAGAATTGTTTATGAATTGATATACCGTTATCAAAATTATATCCTAATGAACATAATAGTTCTGCGGTATTCTTGAAATCTTCTTCCCTAATTGGGTCGAGTTTGAGATAGTCCATCTCTGGGTCATCATCTTTATCTTTACGAAGATAATGAATTTTACATTTGGAATCTAAGCCCCATTTGCCACCTTTCTTTTTGTAGAACTGTTGTTCGGGTTGATACTTCCCACATAGGCGGCAAAAAAATTCCCAACCCTGTTCACCCATAATCCTGCGTGATAGTAGGTCCTCAAATTTCTTTTTTCCCGCCATATATCAATAAATATACAAATAAATTTGGAAAATCAAAATCTTTTTGTATCTTTGTAGTACTTATAGGAAAAAACAATTATTATGGCGAAAACACAACGTACAAGCTTTTTATTCTATTTGAGTTGGAGAACTCAAATCAATGACATGAATGATGATGAATTGAGACGATTCATTAACAATCTCATTAACTGGCATGAAGGTGAAGAAATTGAGCTTCCAACCAGAGAAGATAGATTTATTTGGAATGGAGTTTTACCTGGCTTAGAATCAAATTCAGATAAATATGAAACTCAAGCTAATGCTAATAGAGAAAATGGTAAAAAAGGTGGTAGACCAAGAAAACCCAAAGAAACCCAAGATAACCCAAATAACCCAATGGGTTTTTCAGAAACCCAAAAAAGCCGTAAAGAGATAAACGACAATTGTGAAATGACAAATGTAAACGGTGAAATGGAAAACGACAATTGTGAAATGTTAAATGTAAATGGTGAAGGTCAATTGTCTAATGTAAATGGTGAAATTGAAAAAATTGCAAGACAATCGTTGTGGGATAAAAGAGGTGCGGTAATGAAACAAATATTTGATGATGAAACAATGATTAATTTTAGAAAAATACCAAATGGACATAGCCAATTGTTGAGTTATGTTGAAGGTAAAAATCATAATATGATTTCTCAAGCAACTAAACAAAAAGAGGTTCCTCAACATATAGTTGCTCTGATTGAAGAATATCATGAATATAAAGTATAGTTCCAACATTGATTGCAAATATAATAAACCAATCCAAATATGAAAAAAATAGCTCAAACTTTTTTATCTCATGTTGATGATGTTAAATTGCTAGGTTTTACCAAAGCTGCAATATTAGCTAAGATTAGATTTAGCTCTCAACTAAATTCAATGCAAAAAAATGAATATTTTTGTGATATAGGAATTGAAGAATTGTGCAAATGTACTGGTGGTTCGCATGAAGAAATATCTGATGCATTATGGGAATTATTGGAAGATGGTTATGTGACTGTTATCAATAATATTAATGTAACCATCAATCATGATTTATTACCATATTATGATTATGAAATAATCCCAAAGTCAGGTAAATTCAAATATAATATTTTTGAAGATGATGGCATTACATTACGCCGTGGCAAATACAAAGGTTATAATTTTAGAGATGTAACACCAGATTATAAAGTATGGTTATTGGAAAATGTTTTATTATCATCAGATGAAAGAAAATATGTTATCCAAAGTTTAATATTACATTTTGGTGATAAAGATACTAGTCAATGGAAAGGTGTTAATATGAAAGATGGAACATCCAAAGAAATAATGGAGGTATTTGTCAAATAAAATATTTATCAATATATTTGTAAATAAGTATATATGGAAAATAACACCAACCAAACACTAGAAGAAATACTTTTCAATGTGGCTGGCGAGCCAAACAATTTGGACAAGTATGAAATCAAAGAAACCATTGCAAATATTTTGCAATTCGGACAGCACACCGTAAATGTATTTTTACTTCAAGGTAAAGAATCTATGACCAATAGATTTGGTGCAAAGATTGAGCAAGACCCACTTTTAAAAGAACTTATAAACTCATATTATGAAGACTGAACTCAAAGGAGAATTTAATGATTTCGAAAAAGACCCTGATTTTACCGAAAGTAAAACAGTAATCGTTCCAATGGAAATTTTTACATTAATTCATTCGCACGAATTTAAATTGCTAGAGCCAAAACTTACAGATAAGATTATGAATGAAGGATTGGAATCTCTAACAAAAGAAGAAAGTGAAAGATTAAAAAAACTGCAAATAGATTTGGCTTTTTAAATTGTTTGACATATATTTGAATTAAATAAGAACTTTACTGTTTTTGTTTTTCATTTTTAAATTCCCTCGACGTTTGGTGTAATGTCGGGGGTTTTTTATTTTTTACCTATACAATCAAAATACCTTTCATTATATTTAATTTATAATGGCCAATAAAACAAACGCAATGGAAAAGTTTTTTGAAGCAATAGAAGATAGAGCAAAGAACTATTTTGAAATGACCGAAGATGAAAAGGATGAAATCTTGGCTGATTTCGCAAACATCTACATCAAAGGAAAATTCAGAGTAGGGATAACATTCCAACATGTATTGGAAGACTTGAGAAAGGATATAGAAATGTCAGAGCAATCTAATCGATTTGAATTGGCTGCTGTAATGACAGATGTAAGAAATTCATTAATGGAAGTAGTTGATGAATTAAATAAGCAACATAAAGACCAAATGAAGTAATAATATGGAAATAACATTTGAAGGTAAAATATTCCAAAATGGAATTGAAAGAAAACCACATGTAAGAAAAGATGGGTGTAATGTAATTTCAATTAATAATAAATTACAATATGTTCATAGATTAGTTGCGGAAAAATTCATTCCAAATCCTTTGAATAAAAAAAGTATTAATCACAAAGATGGTAACCGTTCCAATAATCATGTCAATAATTTAGAATGGGCAACAAGAAGAGAAAATTGTGAACATGCTAGATTAAATGGATTGAGTGAAAAGAAATCTCAAAACATTCCTGATTTAACTTATGAACAAGTTAAATTAATATTTGATATGAGAAGAAATGGTGAAACATATAAATCAATTTCAGAATATATTGGAAGAGATTATAGAACAATTTGGGATATAATAAAAGGTAAAAGATATCAAGATTATGGGTTGCAACTGCAAAGGAAAAGGTAAATCTCAAGTAATGAATAATTTGGATTCAGTAGACCATATCAATTATGCTCGAGAAATCTATGAACGAGTTGTAATTCCAAATACAACAGGTGAATATTCTGATTTG